CTTCCCTCCTCTTGTGTATCTCTTAAGTCAATTTGTTTGTATCACGGACATGATTACTACAGGCAAGTTGATTACAATGACGACTATCAAGGAACATTTCGCTCTCATTGGACGCGCATCACAAGGATTTCGTGCTGTGCGGGAGTTTGTTGAATTTGTCATCAGTTACGTTGTTGATCGTTACTATAGATTTAGATATGGTAAGACCAAGAAAGAAATTGATGACATCGTCAACTATCCCGGTCTAGCGAATGATTTGGCACTTGCAGAAGTGCTTACATCGGCTGACCCCAAAGAGATAGAAACGAACAAGAAAGTTTGTGAGGAAATAATCAAGTTAGATGCCCGTCTGATGAAGAGCAGAACTGCTTCCATCATCGCAGAAGATCGGACTAAGGCACAGTTGATAACAGCTGTTCAGCAAAAGTTAACACCCTTTGTTACTATTGCCCGCAACGCACCCATCAACAACTTGATCACCCGGAAAACCCCACTCACGATCTACCTGTATGGTAAATCAGGTACTGGAAAGACTCAGTTTCAGGAGAATCTTAAGATTGCCCTATTTGATCGAATGAAGAAAAATGAAGACCCAAATCTGCAACTACAACATTGTGCATATAATCGTCGTGTAGATAATGAATTTTGGGATGGTTATTTTAACCAGCCCATTGTTATCTATGATGATTTTATGCAGATTGTTGATAGTCCGCAGGCTCCAAACCCGGAGATTGCTGAAGTGATATCTATTGTAAATAGTTCACCACTTCAACTTCATATGTCGGAAATTCGTGATAAGAAGTCAACTTATTTCAACTCTAGAGTTGTTATATTTTCCTCTAACACCGAGAATCCTCAACCACTGTCCATAACGACCCCAGCGGCACTTTATCGTAGAATGCATCTATGTGCAGAAGTTTCTGTCAGGCAGGAATGCGGTACCCTTTGTGATGAAGGATACTACAAACCAGACAAAGACAAAATTGCTGCATATGAAGCACAAAACGGAATTGTGTCAGGAGCTTTCAAGACATGCCAATATCAGTTCAAACTTTATAGAATGACTACTGAAGGTGC